GTCCTGTAGGCTTGCCAACAAAAGGTTTTTTCTTTTCCTTGGCATCTTTTGCCAATTCAAATGTACCCTTGGGAGGGAACGTAACCTTCTCATTATAAAGATTTCCCATTTCTACTAGTTCGCGTGCTTTATTCATGTAAATATTTATGTAAATGACTGATAAGAACAGCAAACAATTTTATCTTGGCAATCAAAACCTACCAAGACCCGATGCATCATTTAATTATGCGGATCACCCAGAATGGGTAAAAGACATTGATAAGTGCAGAAAAAATATTTTATATTTTGCAGAGAATTTCTTTTACATTGTGAATCTGGACAGAGGTCGCGAAAAAATTGCTCTGCATGGATACCAAAAGAAAATCTTGAGAGCACTAAGGGATAACAGATTTGTTGTGCTACTCTCTTCTAGGCAATCAGGCAAAAGTACCATGATGACCATATATGCTTTGTGGGTTGCATGTTTTAATGAAGATCAGAACATACTTGTTGTAGCAAATAAAGAGAGTACAGCAATTAACATCTTCAAAAGAATACGATTAGCTTATGAACAGCTGCCAAATTATTTAAAACCTGGTGCTGTGGAGTATGGCAAAACTTCCATGACCTTAGGAAATGGAAGCTCCATTGGTATTTCCACTACATCAAGTGATGCAGGCAGAGGCTCATCTGTAAACTGTCTCATATTGGATGAGTTGGCATTTATTGATAATCATCTTGTGGAAGCTTTTTGGAAATCAGTATACCCCATCATATCAAGTTCCAAGAAATCAAAAATATTTGTTGCATCAACTCCAAATGGCACAGGCAATCTTTTTCATGAACTTTATCTGGGTGCACTTGAGGGTAAAAATGGATGGCACCCTGAAAGAGTGGATTGGTGGGAAGTGCCAGGCAGAGATGAAGAGTGGAAAGAAAAGACTATTCGCACTCTAGGCAGTGTTGAAGCTTTTAGTCAAGAATTCTGCAACGAGTTTATTCAAACTGGTGAGAGTTCTATTAATGAAAAACTTTTTGAAGAATTAAAAACGGAAGTAATGGAGCCCGAATTTGTATATGATGAGGGCAAATATCTGCTATGGGATACCTTCAAGCAAGATCATGTGTATGTGGCTGGTGTTGATATAAGTGAAGGCGTTGGTGAAGCAGCAAGTGTCATACAGATATTAGATATAACTGATCTTAGAAACATCACTCAAGTTGCCAGCTACCATGATAGAAACATTTCTCCTTATAATTTTACTGCAAAGCTTTTTGACATATTGCAACACTGGGGTGCACCTCTGGCACTAATTGAAAGAAATAACTGCGGTGCACAAGTTGTTGATCAACTCAAAAATACTCACAATTATGAAAACATTGTTTCATATGGCATCAGAGCACTGGTCAATAAAATTGGTGTACAAGCTCATACCAATACAAAGTACAAAGGCATTACCAACATGCGCTACTGGATCAATGAATTAAGAGTAGTCAAGATTCGTGATATGCAGACACTCATTGAGCTTAAGAATTTTATCCGGTATGCCAATGGCACATGGGGTGCTAAGCCTGGAGCAGACAATTGGGATGACAGAGTAATGTCTCTGGTATGGGCTTTAATTATTCTTGAAAATGAATTAGCAGAAAAGTATCTTGAGATTGTGGAATTTGATGACAACAAGAAGCCACTAAAGATACGAGCGCTAGACTATGGCATTAAATATTATGTGAACCCATCAAGTTCATACAATAATGAAAAAGATAGAACAGCTTTCACACCCTTGCCCATTATCATGCAAGGAAACAATGAAGATAATTTCAATGATGTCAATGACTTGCAAGGACAGGGTTGGAGGTTTTTAAAATGACAGATCTGAATAATACATACGTTCAAAGCCCTTTCAACAAACAGCGTCAAGATAAATTTTTACTTGTTCTCAATCTGCCACCTAGCATAAGAAAGACAGATAGTAAGTTTGAAAGGAGAGATACAAAAGTATCTTTTGATGCTATTCAGTTCTCTGTTTTTTCTGCTACTATACCTGCAGTTAATATACCCAAAGTAGATACACTGTACGGGGGACAGACATATGCGCAATCAAGTCTTACACGCCCTGCATGGGATCCTGTGTCTGTAGGGTTTACTGTTGATAACAGATTTAATAATTACTGGACAATATATTCTTGGCTTAATTTCTTAAATGATGATGCCACTGGTATATATGATAAAAATAATCTCACAGGCAAATTTTTTAATCCAACTGATAGAGCCAAAAAACCCATTGTTGATACTGATTATACTGCTGATTTATCTTTATTTTCCTTAGATGAATATGATAAACGTACTGTAGAATTTATCTTTAAAAAGGCATTTCCAATAAGCTTAGGTGCGTTAGATTTGAATTACCGCACTTCAAATGAACTGGAAACATCTTTTACCTTTGCTTATTCACAATTCTATGTAAGATTAGTAGAAAATGTTGACAGTTTATAATTTTTTTTTCAAAACTTTAGTTCAGAATCAATAAATACTTTATATGGCACGCGTAATTCAAAGTCCTGGTGTACAAATAAGTGAGGTAGATCTTTCATTGCGAGCAGTTGGTAATGCTGCTACAACGGTTTTAATTCCTGGTTTCGCTACAAGAGGCCCGGTTTCAGAAGCAATTAAAGTTGGAAGTCTATCAGAATTTGAACAAATTTACGGTCAACCCACTAACGGTGCAGAAAGATATTTCTACCACACTGTTAAAGCCGTCTTTCAAAGCCCTTCTGATGTTTTAGTATACAGAATGCCATATGGTGAAGGATCAGGCATTGATACCTCTGACAGTTTTAGTGCACTAGTATATCCTGTTGTATCATATGTTAATGGTGTTTCTTCAACATATGTTGCAGCAGCTTCTTCTACATATTTTTTCGGCAAGCCCACACACGTTAGATTAACACAAGAAGAATATCTCAGCATACTCAGAGGCGATGCCTTCACATGGTCTGCCAATACATCAGGTTATGGTGGTGCTACTGCATTCAACACTATTGATTCCCTCAAATATGCAGGAATGGTTGTGCTCAACAAATCACAATCAACAATCAATAGCAGATTTGAAGGCTATTATCTTGGTGCAATAGATAACACTAATCTCAACCCTGCAACAGAATATGATACTGTGCAGCAAGTGTATTCCATTAATGCCCCAAACTCCTTTACAAACAATTTTGTTGAGTTACCACAGGCAAGATTAGATTTTGTTCTTTCTGCTACAAAATCTAGCCCTGCTGGAAGCATTTCACAAATTATAGAAGATATCCCCACCTTTCCAATTAGCAATGATCTGTATGATGATACAGCAGTGTTTGGTGTATTCAAACTACGTCAAACTGTGTTTTCTCCTGATACAATTGCATTAGGATTTGTTCTAGAGGAGAGTTATGTTGCATCATTTGATGCTAACAGACAGATCAACAGCCAAAATGGTGGGCCTGCCCTTAGCTTCTTCATGGAAAATAAAGATGATCAATCTTTACAGATTATAACTCTTATTAATCCATACATTTCCAATAAGAATGGACCTACATGGCTCAATGTCAATGGTGTTCCTACCAAGAAAACCCGCTTCCTAAGCACACGTCTAGCACAGCCATTGGATGGTGAGAGTGCTGGCGATTACACAACACGTGTTGGTGCACCAGAAGCAACAGTGAATGCATTTAGAAATCTCATTGGTGACACTGATGCATTGTTCCCAATTGGCGACTACACAAGTCAAGATCTCAACACAAAGAAAATTGGCAGTGTACCAACCAAGCTACAGAAATTATTTAGCAAGGTTGATAATTCTGATCTGTATCCTCTCAATGTTGTTGTTGAAGGAGGCTTAGGAACAGTATATGTCAACTCATTTAACCCTGCAACATCAGGTTACTTTGATGATTCTGTGCCATACGATTCAGCATTTAATGCATTAACTTCTCAGAGAGCAACTACACTGCCTGTTGCTGCTTCAAAATATCTTGAAGTGGCCACAGAGTTAGTCAACTTTGCACAGAATACCCGCAAGGATAACATGGCCATACTTGATCCATTAACAAATATTCTTGTTTCTGGTGGGCTCAAGACAATTGATAACCCTACCAAAGCATTCTCAACAGATATATATTGGCCACTAAAGAATCAATTTTCTGCAATTGATTCAAATTATGCTTGTACATTTGCAACATGTGTGAGAGTATCTGATATTGCTTCAAATCTTGATGTATGGGTTCCATTCTCTGGGTTTGCTGCAGCTAGCTTTGCAAATACTGATACAAATTATCAACCATGGTTTGCACCTGCAGGATTTACACGTGGTGTTGTAACAGGCATAACTGATCTTGCCATATATCCCAAGCAGAAACAACGAGATGATCTGTACAAACAGAGTCTCAATCCTGTGGCCTTCTTCCCTGCAGAAGGATTCGTAATCTTTGGTCAAAAGACTCTGCAACAGAGACCCAGTGCATTTGATAGAATTAACGTACGCAGATTGTTCTTAAATCTTGAGACAGCTACAAAGAATACTATCAAGTACTTTGTGTTTGAACCCAACACACTCTTCACAAGAACACAAGTTGTTAACACCTTGACACCCATCTTTGAGAATGCAAAGAATACACAAGGCATATATGACTACTTGTTGATTTGCGATGAGAGAAACAACCCTGCATCCGTTATTGATGACAATACATTGGTTATAGATATCTATATCAAGCCTGTGAGAACAGCTGAATATATTCTTGCTAACTTCTATGCAACAAGAACCGGCGTTAACTTCCAGGAGATTGTTGCTTAAGGATAAATAATTATATGGCAGACGTAAATCAACTCATTCAAGACTTCTACAGAGTAGCACAGAATCGCGAGTTTACTCGTGATTATAACTTCAGAGTACTTTCCATTAGCACTGGCGGTGCAAGTACTGTTACATTTGATGATAATGATCTTGTGTATGTAAAGACAGCTTCTTTGCCTGAAAGAAGCATTACCAATGTCTCAGTACCTTACATGGGATTAAACTTCAATCTCCCTGGCAATGCAACATATCCTGGCTCTGATGCTTACACATTAACCTTTTATGCAGATGCACAGTCTCAAATCCGTCAGAAATTTGAAACCTGGTCACAAGATATTTTCAATGATGCCACAAGCACTGGTAATTATTTTGCACCCAATCAGACTGCAGTAATTGATCTTGTTCAGCTAGACAATCAAATGAACAAAGTTGCACAGTATCAGCTTGTTGGTGTTTCAGTGAGAAGTGTTGGAGCTCTAACATACAATATCTCTGATGGAACCGGTAACACTATTGAATTTGCTGCTACAATCTCCTATCACTATTGGAGAAATGTTACCTAAAATATTATTTTTTCTTAAATAATTAGGTGAATAATCCTCTCACCGATGCACTAAATTCACTTGGAAACAATTTTACTGGCTTGGGTAACGGTACCAACACACTATTTGCACCTCAAGCAATCAATTTATTTGGCTTTAATATTCCTGGTGTACCCATTATTAGTGTTAGAGACTATTTTCTCACACAAATGGAATCTTGGTTTACTTCGATTCCCATGTCGACACAATGGGTTATTGTCATTGACAACTACCCAACAGCCATAAGAACACAAATCATACAAGGATTAGAAAGAATAGATGGTAGTAAAAAAGGTTTTGATATATCCACAGCTGCTACCATTTTAAACAGCTACCCATTACAGAAAATAGTTGGATGTCTATTTGCATATTCTGTTACAGTTCCTGTGGAAGAATTTGCTCCTGAAGCAATCAGTGTACCAAATAACAGAGGTTTTTTACCTGGTATTTTAGGAGGCAGAAGAACAGATACATTTCCTGAATTAGCAATTGATTTTCGTGAAACAAATACTTCTTTTGTTGACTTTGTCTTGAGACCCTGGACAATACTCACTTCTCATTTTGGATTAGCTGCCAGACCAGGTGACAGGCCAGGAAAAAAAGACCAGTTTAACATGAAAGCCAACATGACATTGCTACAATACACCAGAACATACAATGGTGTGTCTATGATACCTCGCAAAGTGTATACTTTTTACAATTGTGCTCCTTACAGTATCAGCACACAGACTCTGGAGTATTCTGATGAAAAGCAACAGATTTACAACACACGCTGGACATACAGCAATTATACTGTTGAAAACAATCTGTATCTGCCTGTTGCAGATATTGTCAATAGAATATCCAATGGCCAAATTCCAAGAGTTACATCTTTCCAAAACGGTATTGGTTCAATAAACCCTTACGCGTTCTTATAATTTGTTATTTTAATATTTTGTTTTAAGTATTAATGTGATCAAAGATTTCTTTATACCCATAAAGATTACAGACAACAGAACTATAAATTTTTTACAACTCAAGAATAAACAATATTTTAACTTGCTCAAGTTTATACAAAATCAAGATTTTAACAATTTAAATGATTATTTTAATTCCATTATATTTGATTTGATTGTTGATAAAACTGAATATGCATCTTTAAATTTCATAGATAAACTAATTATTCTTTTAGCACTAAGAAGCATTTGCATTGCGCCAGATATTGAATTTGAATCAAAAGAAAAAATTAAATTTAGTAAGAAAATTGACATTTATTCAATCTACAAACAACTTGAAACAATACAACTAAAAGACACTGCAAACTGCAGTAATATTGCTGTGGGATTTAATATACCCAAAGAGCTGTATTACCCCGCTTTTGATAACATAATTGAAGATTGCATAGAATACATTACCATTGACAAGGAAACTATATTTTTTAGCAAATTAGATATACAAACAAAAAAAGAATATATCAACAATCTTCCAGGCACTATTTTTACTAAAGCAAAACAATTTTTTGACAATCTTGAAAATC